TTCATACTCATTGTTTTATCTCCTTATAGGACAAATGTTTTTTTATTCGGTTATATTGTATCAGGGCAGGACGATGAAAGTTGTCGTCTTTTCGGGAGCTACCCTAGCCTGGATAAGCATTAAACTAAGCTATATCTAGCCATTATTACTAGATTGTCAACTAGACGCTAAGGTTAGTAACCTTGACCATTGCATTACTCTCCTCTACGTTTATCGCCAAACGCATGGTCAATACAATAATCATCTCTCTGGTACGAATATCACGGTCAGTTTCAACCATAACATTACGCTGCACACCAAAGAGAATGTTTTGTGGGTAAGTGAACAATACAGCATTGTTCGGCATAAGTGCAGCAGCAGAGATAGGTACACCAAAAGCGTAAACAGTAGGTCGATTCAAGTAATAATCGTCACCCTTACCTGTTTCCCTATCAGCCAACTTGTCCCTATATTCAATGACGTTGTGATAAGACATGAAGAATTCCATAGCAGACAAATTCCGCATGTACTTAGTCGGCATACTATCAAGTGCCTTCTTAAACACAGTCTTATCTATGGACGTAAGTGCAGATCCATCATAGTTATGCTCGGCCAATTCAATAGCACCATCAAATAAAGCCAAGAACGGATCATTAGAGCTGGTGCTGCCGTTGATAAGCAGCTCTTCAAGGTCCAAGCTTGCTCGTTGAGAGATCATATCCATAATGGTGGACTGAAGCCCCTCACGTTCAATATTGTCTTCAAGAGCATCGTAGGGGATTCGTACCTCTGAAATCGTTTCCTCAGTATCCAAGAGAACCTGATCAAAAGTCGGGCGAGCACGGTCCTCAGATTTCAAAGCAGTTCCGCTTGAAGGAGCAGCACGCATAATGCGAGAACCAAACCCGATTTTGTCTATGTGTTTCTTAGGAGAATTCATCTGCAGCGAGCGCACACGATTCAAAAGAGTAGGCTGATCAATCAGCTTACGGTAAAACTCATCTTGCTTTTCAGGATTAAGATAACCTCCATCGGAGATCATATCGCTTACAGCAAGGTCAGCCTTTTCAATAATACTACGAGAATTAGTAGACATAATAATTATCCTCCAGATTTTTTATGCTAGTGTTTTAAAAGTGAACGGCCTGTTGGATTTGGGGGCCGCTTTTTTTGTAGGTACTTCCTCATCCACTTCGCTTTTGCGCTGTTTGGTTGTGTTCTTGAGTTCTTCAATGCCATCAGCCAGCTCTTTAACCTTGGCCTCAAATTCCTCTTTTTCAGTCAAAGCTTCTAGCTTTTCTACAAGCTCATCGTTTAAGCTAGTCTTCATGGCCGAAAATTTCTCTTCTGCCTTTTCCTCTACCATTCCGGCCACTTTTTCCTTGAAAGTATCAAGTGTCTGTTCGAGAACTTCATGCGCCTCTTTCATACGCTTCTCTACTTCATTGGCTACTTCTTCCTGCCGCTCTTGCTTTTCAAGATCAGCATCCTTCTCAGTAGTTACCTGATAAAAAAGCGGCTCAAGGTTTTCGCCTTTAACCTCAATATTTTCAAGGTTAATTACGTCATCTTCTTTTACATGCTTTAGTGTGGCCTCAACATGCTTTTTCAGATTTTCGAGAGCCGAAACAATGGTATTTCTGCGGCTGGCTTTTGTGGCTTCTGGTACACGCAAGGTGCCCATTATTACGTCCATAGTTGCGAAAACACTCTCGACTAGAGTATCCATTGTTTCATAATCTAGTTCGGCCTTGAGTGTCTTGGTTGCATCTTCTTGCACTTGAGGTGCAACAATTGCGTAAATATTTGCAGCCTTGTCTAGCGAAACCAATTCCTTTTCTTCCAGGTTGACGGCTTCGTCTTCGGCCTGCTTGTACGTATCAAAACCTTCTAGTTCTTCGCTGTTCTTTTCCTCTAGATTTAGCTGATACTCTTCTTTAATGGTTTCTAGTTTTTCTTGTTCACAATCCACCGGGGCCAAAACCTTGTAAATAGTTTTAGACATATCCTGATCCTCTCCTTTGTAGTTTTTTAGAATGCGAAATCCATCTTGAATTGCTCCTCTGTCTACTAGACTAACAAAAGCCGCATCAGAGTTTTCAAGCCAAGTAATTTCGTCCTCGTAAATGATTTTCTTAGGCATTTTTGTTACCCATCCAATGTGATTCTATGACTATGGCCCAAAGCCATATCAGTTCGTGTACCACCTGTTATCTCATGGTAGTGGTCAAATACTACGTCAGTTTTGCCTTTTACTACCCGGCCATCATTGCTAAAATAAACCACGTACTGATGTTCATGTTCTGGAATAACACCATCAGTATTCTTTTGGCTGATAGAAATAATTTCCTTATCTATCTCAATTAGTGCCCTGGCTCGTTTAGGATTGGCAAAAGCTCCGATAGAAAAGCCATTTAAGCGGCCTTCTTTTACCAATTTCCAAACTTCATCCGGGCACTCAACCGCAATCACCCAGCTTCCTTCAGGAAAGTCTGGATCACCTTTTCTAGCAATAAAAGATTCGACAACTAAGCAGCCAGATTCCTTAAAACTATGGCCGATATCAATCTTATCCATACGAGCTTCACGCATGAAATTATATGCCATGTTCTCAATAGTCTCTTTGGTCATAGCTTCGCCATCACTGTCTAAAACATTCGGCGGCCCATACGCTACACCCCAGACTATTTGTTTCTCTGGCTCGGTTTTTTTAATTTCTACAAATTTATCTGCCATTTTTTCAGACCCTTGATATTGTTGTTGACAAACTGCTAGTCTTTGGTCTAAATCCGGGAACTCATTTTGCATGACTTCACTTGACATGCAGCGTTCAAGGAATTCGTCGCGGCTCTCAGATTCCTGTGGTTTTGGAAGCGGCATATGTACTTCCGTTCAACTCTAAGTGTTTCAATTCTCGCACCTCTTTGAAGCGCGTCCTTAAAGGAGTAAGTTGCAGGGTAAATTAAGTCAAGACGTAAACGCTAGTAACGAAAATTTCTCTTGACAGAATGGTTGATTTTTAGTATTACAGACTCAAGACTAACAAAAAACTATGGAGGGTTTGGTATGAAGATGGTCAATGAGAAGCCAGTTTTGGGCCGGAAGGTTGGTGAGGATGTGATCTGGGAAACGAATGTTGAGGAAAAGTATGTGTTTTTACACCTACATGAAGGCGGAGCTTATGTTGTGCCGCGAAGTGTGGTGTATCGAACACGAGATGGTAGGTATGCTGTAAACTACAAAATTCTACAAAACAGTGGCGTGTTCTTGGTGGGGAATACTACGGTAGAAAAAGCTGTTGCTGATCTTGAAGATGCTTATGACTTTATAGATGACACCTTAAACACCAAATTTGCTGAGTATGGGCTGAAAATTAAGAATTGGGAGCAAGGAAATAAGGAATATGTGTATTACATAGAACTTACTAATGGTAAAAAAGTGTATTACTGAGAAAAAGAACTGCCTAAGAATATATCAAAAGGAGCTTTTTGTGGACATAAAGATGAGTTTGATTTGTTTATAAATAAATCAAGCGAAGGGTACCTCTTATTTCCTAAGACTCACGGAAAGATAAAAAAAGGATCTACTAGGGGTGCGGAAGTTGTTAGGCAACACACTCTATCTGCCAAATTCTTGAAAAGAATAGGTTTCAATCGATTTGACTTTTTAGAGTATTTGGTAGGGGAAGAGGGAAAGAAAAAGGTAGAAAGAGAATTAGCAGAAATGCGAAAGCCGAAGAAAAAAGAAAAGCCAAAAACACAAGTCATAAAACAGGAGGTTTTACATGCTATGAGCAATTCGACAGAGAAGCATATAGAAAAAGCTGAAAAAGAAGTTAACGAGGCCGTTGGCAGTATTAAAAAAAAGGAAAGTCCAAAATTAGAAGAATTTATCACTGATCCAGATATTTCTGAGTTTGCTCAATTTGGGTATTTTCCTGATGAGCGAACCACTACAATACATGAAGGAAGACATAAAATAAAAATCAGCCAGAACACTGGATATGTAGTCATAACCCCAGAAACTCTACAAAAGATGAATAAGATTTATGAGAAGTACAAAGACATATTAAAAAATGGCGAGCAGGCTCCCGAAAATGGGAGCCTGTGATCCATCACATGGTATCAATATGCTTATCGTCTACAATAGGCGTGTCGTCTTCTTCTAAACTTTCAGGACCACTTAAAACGCTATCTTCTTTGATTATTGACCTATTAAAATCAATAGAAATGCGGAGGGAAATGTGGTCGCCATCTCGTGTCTTTTTGGTTTTCAGAAGCCTCGTCTGCTCTAATGCCTGAGTTTCTTTATCTTCTTCATTCTCAAACTCTAGACTTAGAAAGGACGAGGCTATCTGTCTTGCACTCTGCGTACTACGTGCGCCTTCAATCTTTTTAGCATTTGCCGTGTTGTACTGAGTCGTGGCCAAAACAGCCAGCGATTTATTTAGAGCCACATCCTTTAATTTCTTATAAACACTCTCAGCTTCTTCCCAATGAGAACCCTTTTTTTTGTAGTCGTTTATGAGATAAATGCCGTCAATTACTAGAAGCTGCGGTTTGAACTCACTGGCAATGGCTATGATTTGATTTATGTCAGATGACATGCCACTTGGCAAGATTTGAAACTTATTGTCTCTCTGGCCGGAAAAAGCTATTATGTTTTTAGCTTTCTCGATGGCATAGTAAGACAACCTGCCTCGCTTTATGAGCCTATCCTGAAAATTTCCTTGGAGTGAAAGTATCCTCCTAGCCATTTGGCTCTCACTCATTTCTGGACTTACTAGCATAACATTTGAGCCATGCAGGTATGCCGAAAGAGCTGTGTAAGCCGAAATATAGCTTTTGCATACTCCTGTCTCGCCAACAAGAAGATTTAAATCTCCTTCTTGATTACCTCCTGTTACATCATCTAGAGAAGGAAAGCCAAAACTAATGCCTGGAAGGTCTGGATCAATTTGCCGCTCATTATGGATCTGAATGACCTCGTATTGAAGCTCATGTAGGTCTTTTACCTTGAGGCCGCTTTCTGTGTTGGAAAGCACTTCAAAACCTTCTCGCAGAGCTTGTTTGGCTTGTTCAATATTTTGTTTGCTTAAAAATTCATAGACTCTAGCCTGAGTGTTGGCCAGAATGGTTTGTTGTTTTCTTTCTCTTAATTGTTTGGCCCAATAGCCAACAGGCTCCACAGGTAGAGAATTGAAAACCAGAGGATTTCCGGCCTCTGCTGCAACAGTTTCCAAAGATGGGAATGTGTCATAATTGCTTTTGTGGTCCTTAACGAACTCAAGTGCTGCTTTTTCATCGTCCTTAAAATATGTCTCATCTATGCCTTCCTCATAGAGCTTGGCAATCGGCTCCTTCTTTTCAATAATACTTTTGATTAGTCCAAATCCTATACTCATATTACTTAAAGAACTCCGATGCTGCGATTAGAATATCGTCAATACTCTCAGCCTTATCCAACTCTTCTGTAATCTTTTCGGCTTCCATTCCAGTCATGTCGGCCAACTGTTGGATAGTGTCTTCAAGTTCTTTTCTAAGACTTTCTTCGCTCATCTAGCCTCCTATTTTCAAGTCTTCGTCAATATAAATAATCGGCATACCTTTCTGTTTGGCAAAAGCTATTTCACCTTGTAAGCCATCCGAATCTATCCAGCCTGGCAGCATTAAGACAAACAAAACATCACACCTATTAAGCATTGTAAAATTATGTTGCTGCCAAAACTCAAAATCGCCATCCAGGCCATGATCTATATGAAGCAAATGGTTTTGTGTGATTGGGGAGATAATAGTAATGCCTTGAGCTTGTAGCTTGGCCGCAACTTTATTCACACGCTGAAACCTATCTATTTTGATCTCAAGTTCCCAATCTGATTGATCTGGCTTGGATAAACCTATTTCATTTGATTTGGATTTTGGAGTGTAAGGAACGCCTAAATATACCAGCATTATAAATTTCTCCTATAATCAAGCTTTATTTCTGGAACGACTAGGCCGTCAATTTTTAAGATAAGCAAATTATCTTCTGGCCAATAAAAAGGATTCAGTTCGCCGGGTAGTTCCTCAAAAAATCCCACTTCTATGCCCTCTTTTTCATAATCATCCAACATTTCTAGTAATTCGGTTTTAGATAAAAAGCTCATAAAATTTCCATCTTCGTTTGCCTCGATAATAATACAATCATATAAAACATCTTTTTTCATAACCTTAGTCCTTTAGTTGTATGATTTTTGCGTTTGAGTTTCTATCCAAAAACATTGGTATTGAGTCTTCACCAAAAATATGTGCCAAAGGTTGAATAGTTGTTGGAATATCTTTTGGAGCCGGAAGTGATCTTGTGTACATATCAGTAATAGTCGGTAGTCGGCCAGCTTTTCTCTTTGAAAGCAGTCCTTTTAAAATGTGCTGCTTTTTTCTCAAATCATAGCTGGTTGGATCAGTATAAGGAATAATGAGAAAAGGACTTTCCTCAATGCGCGGCATTATTTCTTTGTTATTGCTTGAAAAAGCCTCAAGCTCATTTACGTCTAAAACATAAAAACCTTTTTTAGTTGTTGTTGACCATGAAACGGCCAAATAATAATATAGCTCTAATGTCTTAAAACTGCTTTTGGTTATTAAGAGGATAAAGTTTCGTGGGCCGAGAAGTGTTTCAGTAAGTTTTCGTACTCGATGTTCAACTTTTTCATCCGGCTTCTTAAAATACGTGGCTGGAATATTCTTTTTCCTAGCATAGTCAATAAGCCAAGAATACTCCTTTGTCTCTATGAGACGTTTATCTTCTGTGTTTAAATCCCAAGGACACTTTATTTGCATTCATCCTCCATCTTTGGCATATCTTCTAGATTATTACCTATTCCCATTGCTGGCTCTCTTTCTATTGCTTCCCAAGCCATCAAATATCTTAGAAATAGTTTTCGTAATCCTGAATTATTTTTGAACTTATCATTCCAACGCCACCTGAATAACTTATAGATAAGCAAATCGAATTTCCAGATTAGTTTATTCATTGATTCTCCCATATGGCTAATAAGTCTACTTCTTCACTGCTCTGTGGTTCTTCTTCCTCTTCCTTACCAAACATTGCCAAAAACTGTTCACGGCAATTTATGACATCAAGAATATTCGGACTAAAAGCTAAGGTGTACTTTTTTCTATTTTTGGTAAGAAAGTCTTGTTGTTGAAATGTGGTCCAATTCTTACACAACCAATCAGCGAACTCGTGTGCATCTTGGTTATTTTCAAAGCCATTTTTTTTGAGATTAGAAATAAGCCCGGCTAGTTTTTTTAAAGAGTCAGAATCTAGGCTAGAAAAGCTTCCCCAACCATACCTTCTATAAGCATTTTCAAACTCTTGTAAAAATCCGTGTTTCGTCAAAGGCCGCAATTTGCGTTTTTTTTCTTCCAGTTTCTTGGCATCCTGGTATTTGTTTTTACCACTTTGTATTGCATCACTGATCTTCAAAATCGCCTCCTTCCTCTGCTCCATCCTTTTGGCCTATTGCCAGATGAGGGCCGGGATTTTTTTGGTTGCTCCTTCTCTTCCTTCTCTGCCTTATCACTTAATATTTCTTTCATTTCCTTTAGAGTATAAGGTTGACCTTGCATCTTCAGGCTCTTTTTGAGCTTTGAAAGTTTGAACGTAGTTGCAGCAACAGAATCGGCCACATCTTTAGATGACATTACATCGTGGTCTATTTTTCCGGTATCAGCATGAAGTTTGAGATGCTTCACCTCGTCTTTAAAGTGCTCGTGTTCTGGCATCCAAACCCGGCCTTCATAAACAGCATCCTTAAATACAAAATATGGCTGCACGTTTTTATCCACTGACAACTCATTTACGGTAATGCCGATTTTTCGCATCTCTTGCCGAATGTATGCAGAATATGCGTAATCGGAGGTAAAAGACTTGAGCTTCGGCATATAATATTTCAGATTGACTAAAAGAGCCACGACTTTCTCAATGGAAATTTCGCCTTTGTCTGGTGGATTTATTCTAATCATGCCGAACATGACGGTAATTGGAGCCGAGACTTTTTGATTCTTTACTCCACCTTCTTCATCATATTCCTTGCGTACAATATTGTCTTTTGAACCAAGAACTGCGCCGACAGATAAGCCAGCCGAATCCTCACTAAGACTCATATCTAGGTGAGCATGGAACTGCGGCGCAAATTCATTGATGGTCTGCATGAACTCAATGTTCAATAAAGACTCAACATTCAAGGATTCGTTGATATTGGTTTCCTGAGCAGTAAATATCTGCTGTGCGCCATAATGGTCAAAATAGGATTTGATGTTTTCTTGAAGAGACTCGACAGGCAAAAAGGATGAAGTTCGCTCAACAGGAACTCCCGCCTTGTTCTGAATGGAAGAAACTAGATCATTCTCAAAATCTTCCCAAAACTCAATAGGAACCTCAATCATATTGTCCGTTATTGTTTCCGGCCTTTTATCTAGCATTTTTCCTGAATGTTTATCGTCTGGCAGAATAACCCAAAATTTTCGGCCAGAGAGTTTCATTGGCTTTACGTTCCAAATTGGCTCATTGAAAACGTAGATATTATCGTTTTCCTTAGCTTCCTCCATTTTCTTGTCAATGAAATCACCTTTATAGTTGGCCGAAGATACCAAGTAAAGCTTACCTGGAACTAGGCCGCTGCCATAGTCTTTGAACTGAAGTGAGATACGTTCTTTGACGACCTGATATAATCTAGTCGCTTGGTCATAAAACTGTTCTTGCTCTCCTTGATGGACCGAACCTTTAACGATTGGCAAAAAGTTGGCCTCATCAATCATGGCGGCAAAAATGTTTTCTGAGATACCTGCCGTACTACTGGATGGAACTGGTTTTACAGTGATGTTATTTGGGAATTTAGCGTAGTTTTTTGACCGGCCTTGAAGTGGGAAATGCTCCTTAAAGTAAGGTGCTTCGGAAACAATGCCGTGAAACTCATGAAAGTTTCTTTTAGCCTTTTGCTCATTTCTAGACTGAAAAACAAATACTATTTCAGAACCTGAGTGCAGATTATAGGTAACTTGTGGGGATATGAGACACGACAATCGGTACAGGTGGTACGAAAACGCTACGCAGACCAAAAAAGTTTTGCCACTACGAATCGCACCACCAAGTACAACCTCAAACTTATCATCGTTGTTTTCAAACAAATCTATTAGAGTCTCAAGAACCTTTGGCCGAATAACATGATCTTCTGGTGTTCGTCCTCCACCTAAGTTTAAATACTCAGTAGAGAGACAAAATTCCTCAATACCAACAGGTGTCTTTTTATAGCCAGCTTGTAGACTGCGCCATTGTTCGCTAACAATCTTTAAAACTTCTCTTTTAGGAATTTCTGGCCCATAAA